CTTTATACCGCATCGTGTGCGGATGGTTGTCTCGAGCTTTGCAAAATAGGGAAAGCAATCGAAACCAGTTTGATCACTGGTGAAAGATTACAGTTACCCTTTTCATTCTTAAACCTCAAACGTAGAGGTTCTGTTCTACCAGATACGGGCTACTTTCTTTTTAGCCGCGTATTTCATTGTGCAACCGGCGAACCTTTACTTAACCGTAAGGTTCTTGACAGGCGTGAAGTCCTGTTCATTTATGAGCCGGAGGATCTGAGCTGCGAGCCTACATACGTTGATAGGTTCCCTAGGGAACTTCTTCAACCATTTGCTATGGCTACGTTCATGCTTCGTCAACTATTTCTTCTCTTTTCCAAACGCGAAGACCTTCCAGTCTTAGCCGAGGAGGACGATGAAATAGTATCCTTCATTGAGCGGGTCACCGAGAAGCGTGATATTACTCTCTCTCGCCACATTGTTAATGTAGCAAAGGAGTATCTTCGGCGTCTCTTCCTGACAGACGGAATTCTTCACCCGTCTATAGCTCAATGGGAGACAGATCCCTATGGTAGACATGGTCCGGGCGCTGTTTTTGATAGCGCGACTGGTGCTGCTAAGTGGTTCTTCTCAAGGTCCTATACTGCATGGAAAACTCACCATGAGTTTTTGGATCCTACCTCCGAGGCTTCCGCCTCGAAGAGCCGGCTTACTGTTGTCCCTAAAGACTTCAGGAAACACCGCCTTATCTGCATAGAGCAGAAAGAAATGATGTTTCAACAGCAAGGCTTGAGATCTGTGCTTGAATTTATTGTAGCGCAGAACCCACAAGTGTCTAGATGCCTATCGTTTGATGATCAGAGTCGAAATTTTGAGTTGTCTAAAAACACTCGTTTTTCAACTATTGATTTGTCAGACGCTAGTGATTTGCTTAGCAGGCGACTTGTAAAGCTTCTCTTTCCAAAAGAGATATACAAGATACTTGTTAACTGCCGATCTTCTTGCATCGAACTTCCAGACTCATCGTGCATACAATATGAAAGTATGTATACGATGGGCAATGCTCTTTGTTTCACTATTGAGAGCGTGTGTTTGCAGCCTTAACGGCCGCGACGATATCCGTCGTCAGTGGCTGTTCCTTAGACAGCACAACTGGAAAATTTAGGGTCTTCGGGGATGATATTCTCGTAAAAAGAGAGTATTACCCGGATGTTCTAAAGACATTAGCGCAAAGTGGTCTAAAACCTAATAAAGAGAAATGCTGTCATGATTCCTTAGTGAGGGAATCATGCGGCTCCTGGTTCGTCCAGGGCATCGATGTTAGGATAATTAGACCTCGAACCTTGACGGTTTCGAATGACCGTGATTGGCTATCCGCACTCCAAGTATCTAAAAACTTGGCTCAATTAGGCTGCGTCTCAGCAGCAGTTGCAGTGGCCCAGCACTGTGACTCTTACCATCCTGTTCCGTTTGGGTTTTTTGGTATCCCTGGTGATCCAAACCAGGGCCGAAACAACTTAAAGAAGCAGATGGTTACTACATTCGACACAAAAGGTCGACCGTGTAGTAAATCTAGTGCGTACCGTTATAACTCCTTGTTACAACGGGAAGAGTGTTACGTACCTACTCAAATTGGTACTTCATTCTCGCCAGTCAGTGGAAGTAGGGGTTTGTATGCCTACTTCACACAACAAGCGACAAAATTCGCCGAGAGGTTAACCACCACTCGGTGTTGGACCGCCCTTGAGTAAGGCGGAC